GAACGGCCGACCATGGAATGACAGATACCATCGGCTATGACGAGGCGTATGTCATCAACAACAAAATCACGAATTCGCTGATTGACGGCCTGGTGCATCAGTATGCCTGGTATAAGAGCCGGGACGAATACGGACAAGCGACCGTGGTGCAGGTGAACAATATCTGCTGCCTGGGCTACGAGGACATCTACGGCAACAAGTATGACATGATGGACGGCGTGGATCTGCCGAATGACAGCGGCAACCAGGGCAAATGGCGCATTTGGATGCCTGACGGCAGTATCCGTATGGTGCAGGGCAAAACGGCCAGTGACCAATGGACAACAGGTGTGGCACATGGCAAGTATATGGACCTGGTTCCGGTGGGTAATCTGAACGGATCGTCTTCTACCTACTATACCGATAAGTACTGGATAAGTACCGCCACAGTCCGTGTGGTCTATCGTGGCTACC